CGCATCCGCCCCTCGATGTTCCCTTTATGTACCGATGCCGGTGGGGTTTGTATCCAACAAACGAACCAGATGGGTTGGAGGCATAAAAGCGGCTTGCCAGATGCGGAACGCATCGGCATTAGGCGGTCTTCCCGAGAGGGGGCGATTAGCTCAGTTGGTAGAGCGTCTCGTTTACACCGAGCATACCAACGCCCCTGAAACCAGCAGAAATCCTAGGCTTTTTGACTCTTCGTGTCCGGGAGTTCGGGAATACTCCGGGACTCGCTTGCATCTAGGGCTTGGCGCACGTCTTCGTCGGTGGCGTGGGCGTAGCGCAGGGTGGTCTTGATCGATTTGTGAGCCAGGGCGCGCTGGGCGGCCTTCAGGTTGCCGGTCGCGCGGAGGATGCGCGTGCCGCGCGTGTGGCGCAGGTCATGGAAGCGGAAATTCTCGACGCCTGCCGCCGCCAGCGCGGCGGCCCAGGGCTTGCGGATGACCGTCGCGGTCATCGGGTATCGATCGCCCTTCTTTCGGCCGGGCTGTTTGCGGCCCAGCTTGTCGACGAATTCCGACTTCGTTCGAACCGCCTTATAGGTGAAGACGAACGGCCCGACCTTGGGCTGGTTGGCGATGATGACCAGCATGTCCTGGGTCAGCGGGCGGCGCACGATATCGCCGCCCTTGATCTTCGTCCCGGCCGTGCGCGCGCCCAGGTCGACGTCCGACCAGCGCAGCCCCATGACCTCGCTTTTTCGCCATCCGGTCTTCAGTGCGAATTCACAGAAGGCATACAGGTCGTCGCGGATCTCTTCGAACAGGGAGGTTTCCTCGGTCGCGCTCAATTCGCGCGGGGCCTTGGTCACCACCTTCAGCATCAGCGCGCCCCAATCGGGCATCTCGCCAACGTCATATCGGTTCTTATCAGCCCAGCGCCAAATGGCGCGCCAGACCTCGATCTCGCGGTTGACTGACGAGTTTTCTAGGTCGGGGCGGCGCTTGGCGACCAAGGCCAGTAGATCGCGTTGCGTGATCTCGGACAGCAGCGCCCCCGCGCCAATCGCGGCGATCAGGATTTTCATCGTCCGCTCGGCATCGATCCAGGATGGCAGCTCCTCGACCTTATCCTGATACAGGCCACAGGCCTCGTCCAAGGTGATCGGGGGGCGCACCTGTCCGCCGTGGTGCGCCTTGGCCCGTTCCCGCTCTTCAAACCTTATCGCCGACCGCTTCGTCTTTGTGCCTGTCGAGCCGTGAAATCGCCGACCTTTGACGATGAAGTCGAAATGAAAATACGGCGAGTTTTTCGGCTTGTAGACGGACATTCAATCGCTTTCCGGGCACGGCTGGCAACATAGTCGTCGCAGTCCTCCGGGCGGTATCGGATTTTGCGGTCGGTGATGGCGACGTAGCGAATGTGACCGTCTTGCCTGAGTCGGCGCAAGGTCTTCGTGCAGACGGACAATCTGCGCGCCGCCTCGTCGGGTGTCAGAAGTTCGATCATGCCGCCAACCGGTTCGACGGCATCGGGAGAAGCGGCCCCCATTGATCGGCCATTGCCGCCGCTATACCAGGAAAGAACCGACTACGTTCGCGCGCCCTGACAACGCCATGGTTGCCCCACCCGGAATGCCGGTGGACGCGAGCTGCCGGCTTTTCACCATCGGCGACCCCGAGGGCCGCTCCAGCCTCTGCATAGGTGCGATAGGTCGGCACCAGCGTCGGGAGGTCGCGCAACCATAGGCATGTGCGCTTGCTTTCCCACTCTCCGAACTGCCATGGCTGGACGGACTGGGCGGGTTCTTCGTATCGATCGATCCGCGTTTTGGCGTGTCGATGCATGATTGGGTTTTCGACGGCGATGCGCGCGATCGGCGCGTTCCATAGCGTCGAGAACAACGCCGCGCCGTCGTCGAGGTCCTGCCACATCTCGTCCAGCGTCCGGCCTGTCGGAGGCTTGGTCAGCCAGCGGACCCCGCTATTGCATAGCCGGGTGCATGGCGGATGGGCGACGATCAGCATATCCCACCCGTCTGACAGAACATCCCGAACATCGCCCCGGATATGACGGTTCGAGCCCCGTTCGTCAGGAAAAAGGTCGCAAGACCATGCATCGTATCCCCGGCTGTTGAATGCCTCTCTGACGGTGCCGGAAAACTCGCATGCTATGAGGATACGAGCAGTCACCGGCGACGCTCCTTGGCTGCACCGGCCATGCCGACCAGGACGAAGGGGATAGCGAGGATGGTCAGCACGACCACCAGGGCGGTCAGGAGGCGTTCTTTGCGGGTGCGTGGGGTGGTCATGCGGCTTCCTTCAGGATGGCGGCTAGCGCCGGGCGGGGGTGGAGGTACGCGCCGGTGCGCAGGCCGATGTTGATGTCGGCGAGGACGCGGGCGGGGGTGGCGGCGGTTTCCCACCACAACAGGGTGTCGACGGCGTCGGCAAAGCCGGTGATTTCGAACTCGCCGAGGTTGGCGTCGGCGCGTGTGCGGGCATGGCGGGCGGCGACGGTCAGGTGGCGGCGACGCTCGAAGGGCCAGGCCCCGCCCTCGTCGGGCGTGTGGACGCCGAACGGTTCGGGCTGGCGCTGGGCGATGGCGCGCCAGGTGCGCGCGATCGTCCGCATGATGCGCAGGCCGTCGAGCGCGACCGGCCGGGTGATCCGGCCCTCGGCGATCAGCCGCGGATAATGGGCGGCGCGCTGGGCGTGGAGGTTGCGGGCGACAGCCGCCAACAGTTCATGATCGTGACGCCAGCGGGGATGGTCAGGGTGATCCATCACAGCATGCCCAGGCTGTGGGCATAGGTTTCGAAGATCGCCTCTTCTTCGAGGTGATCCTCGCGGCGCTTCTTGCGGGTGGCGATCACGCGCTTGATCGCCTTCTTGTCGTATCCGCGTGCGGTGCCCTCGGCAAAGACGTCCTTCAGATCCTCCTGCATCCCCTTGATCTCCAGCTCGATCCTCTCGGCGCGTTCGACCAGGAGGCGCAGCTCCTCGGCCCCGCTTTCGCCATTTGTCTTGATGGGATCGGGGACGTGGGGCTTTTTCTTGCCCTTCGCCGCAGGCGGCGGGGCGGCGCATGGTACATGGCGGGTCATCCCGCCAGCGCTGCGCACGATACGCATAGTGATCGCGTTCATCGGTCAGGGCTCCTCAATATGCGGGCATGGGAAGGTGGTCGGGGTTCTTGAAAACCCAGCACATCACCGTCTTTTCGGTCCGGCTGTTCACCGGTTTGGTGGCTAGGAATTTGCGGGTCTTGCTGGTCTTCAGCAGGCGCTTCAGCTCGATCATCGTGCAGGGGAGCGACAAGCGCAGGTCGGCGCATTTCTGTTCGAACTGGACCAGGCTGACGGCGATCACATCGGGGGTGCGGCTGTGATCGATCGGCTTGTCGGTGCTGTCCGGCTCGATCGAGCGGATATGGTCGAAGCGTTCCCAGAAAAGCTCGACATGCGGATGATCGCTCTCGACGGCACGCTGCCGCTCCTGGAGCATGGTGCCGATGAATTCGTGCGCCTCGGCGACGACATGGTCGGGCAGCTTCACGACCAGGCGCATGGCGTCGAGCATCGTGGCGAGCTGGGCGTGATTCTTGACCAGGCGCCCGTTGCGGACGCCGTCGAGCTGGGCGAGCTGCTTTTCCCGATCGCGAAAGCCGTCGCGATAGGCCTTCAGGATCTCGGCCTCGCGCCGGATGATGTGGATGATGAAGCCCGAGACGGCCTCCACTTCGGTGCGCGCCAGTACCTCGCCCGCTTCCTTGCCCGCCTGTCCGAACCGGCTCTTGTCGAAATGGATCGCCATGATGCGTTCGCGCAGCGCGGGTGAGGCATCGACGCTGTCATTCTGGGCGATGACGATCGCGCCACGAAAGGGCGGCTCGAAGGTCTCCATGCCGCCATTGGCGATGGCGCGGGTGCGGACGGCGCGACCGTTATAGGCGGTCTTCAGCTCATCCCATTCGAAGCGCTTGCCGTGGGGCGTGTCCTGGTTCCGATCGCCCTCGATCAGCACGACGGGCAAATTGCCGACCTGTCCCAGGGTGCGGGCGATACCGGCATTGGTCGCCTTGGTCGGGTCGAAGCCCTCGTAATTGGCGCGGCCCGCCAGCTTCCACAGGAATTCCAGCAGGGTGGTCTTGCCGGTGCCGGGCAGGCCGGTCATTTCCAGAAAGGCCAGGCTGTCCTGCTCGCGGCGCAAATGGTCCGCGAAGAAGCTCATGACCCAAAAGGCCAGGGTCACGATGCCCTTGGCGCCATAGGCGACATAGAGCGGCTTCACCCAGGACTGGTCGAGCTTCTCGGGATCATAGGCTATGCGCAGGATGCGCTCGGTGGTGCGCAGCTTGACGTTCTGCTTGCCGAGGACGAAAAAATCTTCCTCGTTCGGCTCATAGACCCGGCCCTGATAGACGGCGCGGTCGCCGAGAACCCAGGCGCCATGTTCGATCGAATAGCCGGTGTGCTGGATCGCCTCGACCAGGCGGATATTGGTCCATTGGACCTGCATCAGCCGGTCGAGCTGGAAGGCATTGCCGGTCCACTGCGCGCCGGGCGCGATCGATGCGAGGCGCTTCTTGAATTCGCCGTTCGTCGTCGTCGCCGAGCCGCTGAAGGTAGCCTTTACGCTGGCGCGGCCCTTGGGGAAATCGACGCGAAGGTAATAGGCCCCTTCCTCGATATTGGGATCACGCTGGAAATAGAGGGTGCGGAAGGTGCAATTCGCGACCTCCTCGATATCGCAGGCTTCCTCGGCCGCTGCATCCCAGCGCGCCTGGGGGGACATGTCCTTGTAAAGGGCATGTTCCTCGTCGTCGCTTTCCATCCATTGCTGCTGGATTTGGCTGATGCGCTCGACCGAGAAGCTGGCCCAGAGCTGCTTGCCGCCGAAGATGATCGGGAAGGATGCGTAGCGCTCCTTCTTGTAGATCAGCATCGCCTTTTCGGTGGCGCTGCCCGCGATCGTCACCTCGCCATTCCACAGATATTTGGTCAGGTGGTCAGCGGTCAGCTCGTCCGACTGGGCGAGGTCATTCCAGTCATGCTTATCGCCCTCGCCATCGGGGCGGACCTGAGCGGCGCCGCAGAAGAACGCAGCCTCCCGCCCCTTCTTGACGAAATCGCGGGTGAAGCGGACGCCAGCCTTGCCCACGTCATAGGCGAAGATGATCTTGGGGGTGGACTTGCCTTTCTCGGCCGCTGCGCGGCGAAGAGCGTTGAGATGCTCCTCCGGGTAATTGTTGCACGACAGGGTGCTGACCGCGACGGCGCCGCGATCCTTGAAGGCGGGCGCCTGGTTGAGCGCGATGGCGTCGAAGATGCCTTCGACGATCCACACCTCAGTCGCGTCGGCGAGGGCCTCCATGGTGTGCTGGGGCATGGCCCACCACAGGCCGGAATATTTGCAGCCATAGGCGAAGCGCGCCTTCTTCTTCCCGAAGCGGCCGGGCTGATCGATCAGTCGTTCCCAATAGGTATTGGGCGCGCCGGGGAGGGGAAAGCGGACGGTCGCGGTGCTGATGTTCAGCGCGCGGTCGTGATACGTCTCTTGGGTGTAACAGCCGCGCAGGCCGAGCAGATTGAAGCCGCGTGCGTGCTGGAGATAGGCGTCCGCTGCCGCGTTCGGGTCTTGGGCTGTTCGCTCATAGCGCTTCGACCAGTCGTCGAAAATCTCGGGGTAGAGCGGCTTGACCTGGAACGTCTCGCCGCAGCGGTTTTCCCGGCCGCAGCGCAGGACATAGGGCTTATCCGCCCAGGTAAAGAGTTCCTTCTTGGAGCAGGCCGGGCACTTGCCTTCCTGCAAATAGCGGCCCTTCTCCTTGAAGCCGTAATCCTGCTTCAGGGTCGCCACCAATTCTTTCAGGATTTCAGGTTGCACGGGGGACGGGTCTTTCGGGCAAAGGGATGCCGTTCCCAGCGACGGGGGTCGCGCCGGGTGGCAGGATCATCATGAGGAAGGCGTGCGGCGCTTAAGCCGCTGGAAGGGGATTAGCCGGGGGTCGGGGCCGTCTCGGCCGCAGGCACCTGGTTGTCGTTGACGGGGATGCGCTGGTCATCATTGGCGGGGCGGGACCGCCATTCGCCGAAGGGCAGCACGACCGCCGGATTTGGGATCATGCTGGGCCGCACGGTGCGATAGATGGCGAGCTGGGCCACGAAGGTGTGGCCGCAATCGGCATTGTCGCACATGAAGCGCAGCTCGCGGGTCAGCAGATCGAGTTCGACGCTGCCGCGCGCGATCGACCGGGATTTGCAATGCGGGCACGCGATGCCCGGAACCCGTGGTGTGTAGGACCGCTTAGTCACTCTGGTTACCCCCGTTATTTCCCACGCCGCTAACATCGGACGGGAGAAAGCTGGACAGGAGGCGCATCAGCGCGTTCATCGCGCGGTCTGCCTCCTCGGCCTCGGCGAACGCGCGGTGGGCGCTCAGCGGCGAGGCATTGGTCGATACGACGGCCATGGCGGCGGACAGAGCGTCGCCGCATTCCTTGGTCGCGATGGCGATCTTGTCCAGCAACTCACGGGTGCAGGCGGTTTCGCGCTGCACCTGAAGCCCAAGCTGGAATTCGAAGGCGTCGAAGAACGGCGCCCCCTGCCCGCCCTCGGCGATATAGGCGGCGTCGAGCGCCTGCGCCTGGTCGATCGGGGGCACGGTCTTGCAATTGGGCTGCGACCAATAGCGGACGGAGCGCTCGGCCCGGCCGGTGATCTGCTTAACCCTGTCCCAGCCGATCACGCCCGCAATGCGGGTGATGGCGTCGGGATAGGTGCGGGGTGCGCGGAGCTGGGTCACGCTGCCTTCCGGGCGTTCGTGCTTTCGGGTAGAAAATCGTTGCTGGGGGCGGGCACCGGGTGGTGGATGTGTCCGGCGAACCAGGCGCCGCGATAGGCGGCGTTGATCTTGGGCCAGTGGGTGACCAGCATATGGGCGATGGCGGCGACCGCGCCCGCCCCGGCGAGGCAGAAAATGGCAGTCTGGCTGGCTATGCCGAGCCCGTGCATGACGGCGTCGGTGGTCATTGCTCTTTCCCCTTGGCGAGGGCGGCGGCCACGCAGAGCTGGGCCATCGTGCCTTTCACGATGCCGATGCGGATGGCGGTCCCAATCGCATCGATACGGCTGGGCTGACCGGCCGGTATCGCATCGAAGGCCGGCGCGGGAATTGCGCGGGTGTTCCAGGCGGCGATGATGGTTTCCCATTCGGGGGGCATCATGCACCCAGATAGGAAACAAGCATCGGCGTGCTCGGTGACGAGGCCGAACGGTGTGTCGAAATTACCGTTGTCTTCGACCCACTTCGCTTGCGCCCCACAGAAAGGGCATGGCTTTAACGCACCGCGCACAGCATCCGGCGCCTGGGCGGTCAGTGTGTTCATGACTTCACACACTGCGAAATGGCGCGCCGATCGCCGGGGACGATCGGCGCGTGACCCTCTACCACCTCTTGGCATGGGAGTACGTTTGAGGCGGGTTCGGGATAGATGTCGGGACGCAGACGATGCCGGGAAATGCCCGTCGCTTCCTCAACCTTTAGAACATGCTCTGCTGGCAACGGCCGGTTGTTGACCAGCCATTCACGGACAGACGACTGCCGCTTGCCGATCAGACGACCAAAGGCCGTCTGGTTGCCAGCAGCTCGCACCGCTTCGGCGAGGACGGATTTGACACGATGTTCCAAGCTCATGACGACTGCCTAACGACTAGCCGTTACCCTGTCAAACGAATAACAGGAGTTTCATCTAACGATCAGCCGTTAGATAAGGCACCCATGACGCTCGGCGCTCGAATAGAACAACGACGGCTGGAAATCGGCATTTCCCAAGCGGAGTTGGCGCGCCGGGTTGGCGTCCGTCAGAGCACGATGAATTCGCTCATCAATGGCGACGCTCGGTCGTCGCGCTCGATCGTCAAAATCGCCCAGGTGCTTCAGACGACACCGGCCTACCTGACCGGCGATATCAGCGACCCGGACAAGGACGCACCGCCACCCCCGCCCCCGGCGGTGATAACGGCGCGTCTGGAAGTCACGCTTGGATCGGAGGAGGCCCTGACGTTGATGTTCGAGGGCCTGCTCGCCGGTCTCGATCCGAAGGCCCCTCGGGCCGCGCAAGCTCGGCTGCTTGCACAAAAGCTGCCCATTGCGCTGTCTTCTCTTCGAGATCTTCGCGTCGTGTCGGAGGCGCGCCGGGACCGTAGCGAGGCGTCACCAGAAGCCGACGAACGTCTCGCCATAGCGAATCACGAACAGCCACGGTGATCGAGCAGTCGATCTCGCATGGCGAGCAGCCCTGCTCGCAGGCCGGGCTGGTCCTGACCAGCCGCGCGGTCATGCGCGTGCACCGGGCGTGAGCGAGCCGGAAACCCCGGCCGAGGGCGCGCGGCTGTCCCCGCGCCAGCGCGATTGCTTGCGCCTAGTCTGGTCGCGGCGGGCCACGTCGAAGGAAATCGGCGCCGAGCTGGGCATCAGCAAGTCGACGGTCGACGCATATATCGCGCAGGCGGTCGAGCTGCTGGGCGCGCGCGACCGGCGCCATGCCGCCGCGATCGTGTTCGGCGCGACGCCGATCGCCGAGGCGCGGCACGAAATCATACCCGTCGAAGCGCCCCCTGCCGAATACCAGTATGATTCTGCTCGGGTATCGGACCCTGCCGCGATCCCCCTACCCCGCAATCCGTCGATCGAAGGGGTCCCGTTCTGGCCGTCTTTGGGAGGAGAACGGCGTCTAAACTCGCTCACGCTAGGGCAGACGCTGGGTCGGATCGGACTGATTGCGGTGGCATCGCTTGCTGCCCTAGCGTTGGCTATGGCGCTAGGCAGCGGACTCCCCCCAGTCGCAAAGCCGATGCTTCGCGCCTTCGATCGACTCACGGGATAATCGCGGGGGCCTCCCCCGCTCGGGAGGTCGATATGGCGGATTTGCAGACGAAGATCGGTGTGGCGCAGGCGGTCGGCTTTCCGCTGATGAAGGCCGAAAAGCTGCTGGACCAGGCGTTCGTCCTGCTGGCGCAGGCGCAGGCCGCAGCGGTCGAAGGGCGGCGCACCGCGCGCCTGCCGCTGCATACCGGGCATGACGCGATCGAGCAGGTGGTCGCGGCGCAGGCGACGCTGATGGCGACGCGCAAGGCGGTCCACACGGCGCATTACGGCTTTCGCGATATCGCGGACGGCATGAATGTCCCGGCGCGGGCTTATGGCGACCATGGCGACACGCCGCGCGAAGAGGTCCCCGGCCTGATGCCGAGCCGCACGGCGGGGCATCTGACGGCTGTCGCGGCCCATGCCGCGTGACAGCCGGTTGACGCGGTGCGTGTCGGAGCCCGATGGGGTGCGCCATGAGCCTTTATCTCTTCCTCGGGCTGCTGGCCCTGTGCAGTGCGTACGCGCTGGCACGGGGCGGCGCGCCGGAGCGAGCCTCGGCGCTGCTCCAGCTCGCGGCCTTCGCGGCGGACGAGGCGGTGCATCGGATGATCGACGGCAGCGCGTATACGGCCTTGGCGACGGGATCGATGCTGGTCGATCTGGCGCTGCTGCTGGCGCTGATCGTGCTGGCGTCGCGGTGTACGCGGCATTGGCCCCTGTGGGTCGCGGGGTGGCAACTGGCCGCGATCGTGGCACATATGGCCAAGCTGCTCGATCCGGGGATGCAGGCGACCGGCTATGCGATCCAGCTTCAGATCTGGGCATATCCCATGCTGCTGGCGACGGCGGTCGGCACCTATCGGTATCGCACGCGGCGCGCGGCCGGGCTGATCGAGCCGGACTGGAAGACGCTGGATGGACGGCCGATCGCGGCCTGAGGGGACGGGCGGCCGATCGCCGCCTGACGGGTGCCAGGCCATGATGCGCGGCGAGCGGGCGCGTCTGGCCGCCGACATCTATTCCAGTCGCCGAGACCGGGACAGGATCTTCGTCAGTGTCGACGGGGGCTTTGGCGAGCCCGCCTGGGACATGCTGCTGATCCTCTACATTATGGATGCGGGTGGACGGATGGCGACCACCAACGAGCTGCTCGCCGCGCCCAATGTGCCGCGCGATATCGCCGAGCCGTTCATCGGCTGGCTGGTGTCCCAGGGGCTGGCGGGTTTCGGCGAGGCGCAGGGCACCGTGCGCCTGCTGGATGCCGGTCGGGAGATGATGGACGCGTATCTTGATAAGCGGAGCGGTCGCGGCCATGACAAGAAATTCATGCATTAACCGCGACTTGTTGAACGGCGGGGCATGCGCCAGCCCCATTAACTTAGGTATGATTTTACAGGGGTAGCGGTTTTCCATGGTTCTGGGCCGGTTGTTTCGGCGATGTATCCAAAATGGTGGAAATTCGTTTCAGTTCGGGGGGTTAGATGGCCGTTTCGGTAGACAATGATTTCGCGCGGTTCGGCGCGAAAAGCTATGCGATCAATAAAATCACCTCGGTCGAAATCCGGGAGGCGAAGGACACCAAGGGCGGATGCGCCATCGCGGCGTTCGGCCTGCTGTCACTCGGCTGCGCCCTTGCCGCACTGGGCCAGGCGGCAAGCAATTTTGGTGGGGCGATCGGCTATCTGCTGGTTGCGGCGCTGTTTGGGTACATCACCTATACGCTGATCCAGAAGGCCAAGCGGATCACCTATCAGCTATTCCTCATCACCGCCGCGTCGGAGCAGCAGGCGTATGAGAGCCTCAACCGCCAGGACGTGTATGGGCTGCGCGATGAAGTCGAAGCGGCGATGCTGTACCATTCGCGGGGCTTGAACGCAGGCTAGAGGATCCGCGACCGGATGGCGGCCGCAACGATCGCCTGCGGCGCGCTGGGCGCGGAGGCCCCGACCATGCGGCCATGCGATCCCAGGCCCGCCGTCCACTCCGATCCCATGCCCGCCAGCACCAAGCGCCAGCCAGGCAGGATCAGCGAACAGGCGGCGTCCCAGGACGAAAGATATTCCTGCGTGTGATCGTCTGCGCCGACATGGTGCTGCACCGCCGCCTCCACCTCCCGCCAGGTCTGATCGTCGTCGTTGGCGGGCATGACCAGCGTCTCGACGCGGTCGGCAAGCTGGGCGAGAGCGGTCGGGCCATCAAAGATCATGGCCGGACCGTAGGCGAGAAAATCTGAAAAAATCCTAGTGTTGCCGATGGCAGGCTAAGCGCTGCTTCCCGTATCCAGCTTGAGCTGCGTTTGAAATCCACTCTCGCTGATGCTGTGCGTCACTTCGGCGATCAGCCAGGAGACGGCATCGATCGCGGCCTTGTATCCCGAGACGCTCGCCTTTTGCTCGGGATGGAGGTCCGCCCGGCCGAGTGCCAGCGTCAGGGACAGGGACAGCGGTTCGCGCCCGGCGCGGGCCTTTGCCGCCTGGGCGGCGGTGCGGGCTTCCTGCTCCGATCCATAGACACGCGACAGCTTACGCGCCCCGTCCTTCTTCCCCTCGGTCACGGTGTCGTGCTTTGCACCGGCGCGGTCGCGCCAGCTTGCGGTCACGCCGGTCACCTCCTCGCGCTTCTGGCGCTGGAATTGATGCTGATCGCCGTCGCGACGCCGGATAGTGACGGTGGGCAGGGTCTTGCCGCTGGCGGTCTTGCCGTCGCCGATCGGCTTCAGGATCAGTGTGCCATGGGCGATCTTGGCGACCGCGTTGCGCTCTCGGCCGAGGCGGCGGAGGAAGGCGAGATCGCTTTCCCGGCTCTGCGCCTTGGCGTGCACGGCGATGCTGGCCAAGCTGGCGGCGCAGGCGGGCTTCAGACCGTGGGCCTGTGCAATGTGGGCGACGATCGCGCCCAAGGTGGTGGCGTGCCAGCCCTTTTCCCGCCGGTTCTTCAGGTCGCCGGTGAAGTCGGCGGCATGGGCCTTTATCGTCACCACGTCGGACGGTCCGCTATGCCCGACCTCGTCGACGATATAGGTGCCCTTGTCGACCAGGCCGGGCACCACCTCGCCCCCCTGTCGCCAGCCGATCGACACCGCGATCGTCGCGCCGGTTGCGGGGATCGCCACCGCGCCGTCGCTGTCGTCGATCGTCAGGTCGAGCTGGTCAGCCTCCTCGCCCCGCTTCTCGGCGATGGACAGCGAGATCAGCCGATTGCGCATCCGCCCGCCGCGCTGGATCTTACCGAAAAGCATCGGCGTGATGTCGGTGCCATTCACGACGACACGGGCGTCGGGGATATTGGCGATCATGCCGCGTCGTGCCCGTCAACGCGCAGCAGCTCGATCGCGAAGTCGATGCGGCGCGGCTTGCCATTGGGGTAGAAGTGCTTGCGGCGATCTTCGATCGTCTGGATGACATAGGCGCCGTAGACATAGCCCATGCCGTCGACCAGCGACCAGGCATCGCCCGACGCGGCCATGGTGCGCAGCTCGTCGAGTGATACGTCGCCGTCGGCGATCTCGGCATAGACGCTGCCCGGAATGGAAATCGTCTCCTCGCCCGGCCCGGTATATTGGGTCGCGTCGCGGTCGCCGATGCGGGGCGATGTGGCGTGGCGCCAGCTTGCCCGCCGGGCCAGCTCGTCAAAGGCCAGCGTGTCGATACCGAAGGTGAAAAGCCCGAGGGCGAGCAGCACGGTCAATTCTCCCAATCGGGCGTATCGCCCATATGGCCCGAAGTGCGTGGCGCGGTGCTGGTGCCCCCGCGCAGGGCCTTTGCCACCTCGTCGCCGACCAGCTCGGCGAGCTGCTGCGCGTCCTGCTGGGGCGTGGCGACGATCTTGATGCTGATCGTGATGGGGGCTTGGGCCATGCCCATCCCGCCGGGGGCTTGGGCCATAGCAGGCGCGCCGGATACCATGGCGGGCACCGCCGCACTGGTCACGACGGCCTTGGACAGACGTTGCGACAGGCTGTCCATGCGCTTCACCGGTTCGCTTTCCTGCGCGGCGATGCCGTTGGTCAGGCCGTCGATGATATTGCCGCCGAAGCCCATGAAGACCCGGCTGGGGGAGTGGATACCCAGCACGCCCTTGAACCAGGACGCGGCCGAGCTGGCAGCGCCGACGATCGTGCCCTTCAGCGCGCCCAGCATTCCGGTGATGCCGTTGACCAGGCCGCTGATCATGTCGCGGCCGATCTGGGCGAAGCGGGTCGGCAGGCTGGCGAACCAGGCGACGCCGCCCGCCGCCAGCGCCTTTATCATCGCCCATTGCTGGCCGAACCATCCGGTAATGCCGCCCCAATTGGCGTAGATGAGATAGGCCGCCGCCCCGAGTGCGACGACACCCGCGACGACGGCTGCCGCGATGCCAATCACAGGCAGCAGGCCGATGCCCAGCGCCCCGGCCGCGAAGGACAGAGCCGCGAAGGGCGCGATCAGACCAGCGATCAGGATTGCACCGCCACCGATGACGGCAAAGAGCGCAGCGAAGCCTGCCGCGCCGACCGCGACCGCCTTGGTGAGATTGGGATAGCGCGTCGCCACATCGCCGATCCACTGGGCAAAGGCGGTCGCCTTCGTGACCACGGCATTGACGGCGGGCAGGAGCTGCGCGCCCATGGTGATGGCCAGGGTGGTGGCATTCACGCGGAGCTGCTTGGTCTGCTCGGCCGAATCCTGCATCCGCTGGGCGAAGTCGCGATCGGTGGCCCCGTCGCCGCCCGCCGCCTCGGTGCGGATGCGGCGATACTCCTCCATATTCTGGATCAGCGGGCGCAGGCCCTGCTGCACCTGACTGTCCTCGAACAGGTAACCCAACTTCGACAGATCGCCCTTCAGCGTCTTGTTGGTCAGCTCGGCAATGGCCTCCAGCGGCGTCTTGCCCTCGGCATAGGCCTTTTTCAGCCCCTTGGGCAGGTCGACCCCCATCTTGGCAAAGGCCTTGGTGGTGGCGGGCGAGCTGATCTTCTGGATGACATTGGCGACGTTGGTCGCGGCCGAGGCGGCATCGCCCGCGCCTTTCCGCGCGATCTGAAGCCCGGCGGCCAGGTCGGCGACGGCGCCCGTACCCTTCTGGCCCAGTCCCTGATAGGCGGCGGTCAGCGAGGGGAAATATTGCGCCATGTCCTTGATCTCGAAGGCGCCCGCCTTGCCCGCCGTCGCCATGATGTCGATCACGCGCTTGGTCTGGTCGACCGGGACCTTCAGATTGTCGGTAGCGGCGAAGGCTGCGTTCGACAGATCGGCGATTTCGGCCTTGTAGGCGGTCGCGGCGCGGCCGATCGGCGTCATCATGGCCACGGCGTCGGGCACTTTCGCGCCTAGGCCCGCCAGCGTGTCGACGCCCGCCTGAAGGTCGGCGGGCATCTGATTGGCGGCACGCGATGCACGCAGCAGCTCGATGCCGAGCCCGGCCGAAGCCTTGCGGGACAGATCGGCCTTTTGGCCGATGTCCGTCATGACCGACTCATATTCCTGGGCGGCTTTCACCGCGCCGATGATCGGGGCCGCCATCGCCATGCTGGTCCCGATCGCAGCCGCCCCACCGACCGCCATGCCGGTTGCCATACCCTGCATCCGCCCGAAATTGGCGCGCCCCTGGGCCAGGCGGCGCTGGCGATCGGCGACCTGGGCCAGGCGGCGTTCCTGCTCGGTGAATTCCTGGGTAGTTCGTTCGGTATCGCGGCGCAGTTCGCGTTCGTGGCGGGCCAGCGACGTGGTCTCGACGCCCGCCGTGCGCAGCCGGTCGCGGAGCTGATTTAGCTGCTGGCCCTCGGCCTGGTGCTGGCGTTCCAGGCGCTGGGTCTCGGCGCGGGCGCGGGCGAATTCACGCGTCAGGGCACGGCTGGGCTTCTGGGCCTGGGCGATCTGGCGGCCGAGCTCGGCCGAGCGCGCGCGGGCGGTCTGCATCTGCTGCTCGGTGGAGCGCAGGCCCATCTTCAGAGCACGAAAGCCCTGAATGTCCTTTTGCGCACGGTCGAGCGCCTTCAGCCGGTCGCGGGTCTCGGCGAGGGCACGGGATGCGCCCCCTGCCCCTTGCGCGATGTCGCGGATCGGGCGGCTGGCGCGGTCCCCCGCCTCAATCAGCATACGGATGCGCATGTTGCGGTCAGCCACGCGGATTCTCCTCGCGATTGTGACGCCGCGCCGCGCGCGTGCGCCATTGCATCAGCTCGGCGACCGAGAGGTCGTCCATGGCGGCGGGAGGCCAGTGGAAGACGAAGGCGATATCCGCCATCGCGTCTTCTACTCGCTCGGGAAGAGCGCCTGCTTCGCCGCAGTCGGCAGCAAAAAATCGACGAATTCTCCCGCCAGGAGCATCACGTCGCACGGGTCCATTGCCGCGATCATCGGCGACTGAAGCACGGGCATGGTGCAGCGCGGGGCGACCATCGCCACCTGGTCGTAATCCATGCGGACCAGCCCGCCCAAATTGGCCCCGCGCAAGGCACCGCCCATCGGCTTTTGCACATGGATCGTCGTGCCCTTCGGCAGCACGACCTTCCCGCCGATGGTGATATCATGCTCAAGCTGGAACTGGCCCGGCGTGCGGGCTGGAGGCGTATCGGTGTCGATGTGGTCGGTGATAACGGGCGTGCCGGTGTCGATCTGGTCGGTCATTGCGCAGGTCCTGAAAAAATGGGGCGCCGCCTGGGGTGGTGCGGCGCCCGTTCGGGATCAGAGGGAAGGTCGGCCGGTCAGAGGCCCAGATTGGCCCGGTGCTCGGCCATCAGGTCGACACCGTCGACGATCAGGAACGAATTCAGAGGATCGTCCTCGATCACGACGACGCCGTCCCACTCCTCCTTGTAGTAGGTGCAAGCGGTCGTGACCTTGAATTCACCCGCCTCGCCTGGCTTCTGGTCGCCGCGCGCGATCTTCTGATGACGGCCGCGTACGGTGATCTGGCACTGGTGGAAGGTGTTCGATTCGTCGTCCTGGTAGCTGCCGACGAAGCGGAGCTGGAGGCCGCTAAGGTCCTGAATGCCGAATTGGCCCAGGATCGCGGTGATCGGGCCGCCATAGCTATGCTCCAGATTCAATTCGTCTTCGGAGCCCAGGTCGATCATCACGGCGCGGTGCATCGCACCCCCGCGCCATGCCTCGAATTTGCGGGCGAGATCGGGCAGCGTGACGCTTTCGGTGTCAGCGGCATAGCCGACCCCTTCGATATACATCATCATCTGCTTCAGCTTGCGCGGGAATGCCATGGCGCGGGTCCTTCAGGTGCGAGGGGGTGGGAAAGGATCGATCAGGCCGAGGCGGCGAGGCTGGCGAAGTCGGCGAAGAATTCGTCCGTGATCTCCTGCTCCAACCCCAGCGCCTCCAAAGGCGGCACGAAGGTATAGCGGTAGGAGATGGTCAGCTGTCCGACCTTCAGGCTGGCGGTGGGATTCTTGATCGGCCGGAATTCGGCGACCGCGCCATTGATCTGCCCCGCCCGCTTCAGCGCGCGGAATTTTGCATTCACCTGCTCGACAATGTCCTTGGCCAGGCTGGGCAAGAGCGGCTTGTCGACCGCCCAGACCAGACCGAGGGCGACGGTGTCGGCAAGGATATGCGCGGTACGGCACGCACTTTCGAAGGCGAAGTCGCTGCCCTGCACCGCGCAGGTGCGATTGCCCCAGAAGCGCAAGGCGCCGTCAAGCCGCACGACCGTGACCAGCTCCGAGGCGTTCAGGACATTGGCGTCGCACGCCTCGTCCTGAATATCGAAGGTCACGTCGTCGGTCAGACCGTCCAGATCATTCAGCGGCACATTGGACAGCGTCTTGTGCCATCCCTGGGCCTGATCGATCGCGGCGCGCGCACCCATGGCGACCGCCGCGACGGGGACCGCGATCGATGCGCCATTGGGGCCATAGGGCGCGGTCACACCCGGCCAGAGCAGGGTCAGCTCGCGGGCATCGGGGAAAAGCGCGCGGTGGGCGATGGCGGCACCGCGATCGATGCCGAGGGCCTTGGCATAGACACGCGCGCGCAGCTTCTTGGCGACGGTGACCAGGCCCTTGGTCACCGCTTCGCTTTCCAGACCCGGTGCGCCGATGATACGCGGCTGGACATTGAGCTGGGCCGAGGCGGTCAGGAGCGCCTGCATGCCCGTCTTCACCCCCGCCACATCGGTGCCGATAATCGCCGAGGTGGTCAGGGCATCGGTGCCGCCCGGCTGGACGCGCACCACGACCAGGGTGGTATCCACCTGCCCCGCAATCGCGCGCAGGGCGAGCAGCAGCGTGCCGGTGGCCCCCGCCTTGGTGATGGCATCGTCGATATTGGTCACCTTCACCGCCGTATCGAGCGGGAAAGCGGCGGCATCGGCGAGCGGTGCGGTCACGACCAGGCCGATCACGGCGGTGGCGATAGTGGCGATCGACCGGGACTTCGTCGTCACCTCGGTGACCTTGATGCCGTGCTGGAAGCTCATGGAACGGGGACCTTTCAGGCGAGCGCGGAGAGGGCGCGGATGGGGGAGCGGGTGGAGAAGGCGGGATTTCCGGCGATGTCGGTGCGCCGCCCGGTGACGGTCAGCACCACCTCATGCGGCCGATCGCCGGGGGACAGGGTCAGACGCGACACACGGGCACGCGGCTCCTGACGAAGCAGGGCGAGTGCCGCAGCCGCAAAGATGCGGGCGCGGCCCAGTTCGTTATTTGGCTGGTCGAGCTGGGCGGGGATCAAGCTGCCATAGCTGCGCCGACCCAACCGGGTGCCGATCGGCGTGCCAAGGATGTCGTCGATCGACTGCTTCAGGTGGTCAGCACCCTGACATAGCTTGCCGGTGCGGCGGTCCATGCCGATCATAGCGGCTTGCCCGTGACGCCCTGCCCCGGCTGCACCTTGTCGTGCAGATGGTCCTTAAGGCTCTTGCCACCGCCCACCACATCATCGCTGGCGGTCAGCTTGCCGTTCACGTCGACTGGTCCGTCGACCGACAGCGGTCCTTTGACCGAAAGGCCGCCGTCCGCGACGATTTCAGCCCTCCCCCCCGAGGGTAACGCGATCGTCAGCGCGTGGCTGACAGGATCATAGGCCAGGCGTGCGCCGTCCTCGAAATCGATCACCGTCGACCCGTCCTGGGCGGGATCGGGATGTGCGCTGCTCGACAAGCTGCCGATGATAATGCCGCGATCGGTGTCTGCCTCGGGCGCGATTACGAGGACCTGCTCGCCGATGGAGGGCGGTGAAGATATCCGTGTCTTCCCTGCGCGTGCCATCAGCCAAGGAATATCGCCGGTGACCAGGTTCTCGAAACGCACGCGCGCGGTGCGATCAGCTAAATCGACGGATACGATGGTCCCTTCGCGTGCAAGATCGCCCAGCAGGCGTTGAATATCGGCAGGATCGGCCATGTAGGTGACCATGGCCGGGTGCGCTGATCGTGCGAGGGGCTGCTCTTGTAGAAAGCAATTCTACAAGAGCGGGACTGGGGTGGCCTGCATCGCCATAAGAGCCTCCAAAACGGGCCGCGTGGCGGCGAGCCCCGCCGCGACGCGGATAGCCTGGGCGCAGGCGTCACCGCTCTGGCCGTCGGCCGCCACCGTGATCGGGGGAAGGACCATCAAAACACCGGAATGGTCCCGCTGCACATAGGCATTTTGGTCTGCCGTCGCCCCGCTGGCTTGGGCTTCGTATTCGTCACCGGTATGCAGGCGTACACGGACGTAAACTGGTGCTACGTCCAGCCCGCCATCGGTATGTGACGGACGGCCGACCTCGACCCTGAGAAGGACATCGCCTTTTGGCAAAGTCCATCCGTTTGCAGGACTGACCTCGACCAGCTCAGAGGTGATCGCTCGCGTCGCGGCGATCTTGCCGAGCATGGCACCGGCATTCGAGACGATTGAAGCATCAGCCATTACGATTTCCATTCCGAAGCTGTGTGCCGGTCACCGTGACAGAATATGTGCCGCTGGCCATCGTCAACAATAGCTGACTTCCGGACAGCGTATAGACACGTGCAGCAGCCCCGCCGGTATCCATGCTTTTGTACGCCTCGGCCTTGCTGCCGACGATGACCAGCACCTTATCGGCGAAGGTGCGCCCACCGTCCCCATCGTCATTACCATTGACGATGACATCGACGCAGTCGCTGCCACCGGCTGCGGTCAGGCGCGGCATATCAAGAATTGCCGTCGCAGCCTGCGCGACCCCCAAGACTTGCCCCGTCAGAAGGCGCATCAATGGCTTGTTGACGAGGCCGCCTTGGGCGTAGCCAATCGCGCCGGATACGAAAGCCGCAGGACCCCCCTTGAAGGCACCGAGCGCATTGACGAATGTCACTGTACGATTAGGGACGCTAAAATTGCCGCTGTGATTGACAATTTGGTCATGGGCCTGGGCAAAAATATCGCCACCCGAGATATTGCTGGGTGCTGGCTGGAAGAAAGAATTCGTAACCGTCACGGCAGAGCTGTTTCGGTTGTTACCCGCAAAATAGCCGACCGATATACCCGACGACCGATAGCCTTCCGCATTTTCACTGCCGTAATTGTCGATCGTGCATTGATCGATCGTCACGTAATAGCTGCCGTCGACCCGCACCCCATTATAGCGGGAGCCGGGTATCCTGTGCCTCGTGACACCGACTTTCCACGATCCGACGATGTGCAGCGCGCCTGCACCCCCAATCGCCCCGGCTTTGGCAATCTGGATGGGGTGGCTCGCAGCACTCGCTTCCTCAGATGATCCCCCGACAACGGACACATCCACGCAAAGCCAGACTTCACCCGACGCCAGTCGGTTGTTCCGACTTTGCGGGGCCAGCACGTCCGCATTGCCCACGCCAAAAAGCGTCCAGCCCTCCTGATTACAGCCTTCAGCTCGCACACTTTCGAATGCGACCCGGTAGCCTTGATAACTAGGCAGTTTTCCGGCTAGCAGATCGCCGACGACATCACGCTCCTGAAGTGAGCCTGTCGCCAAGAAGCCCTGCCCAGGCGCATTGACGGCTTTGCCGCGCATTGTGACATTGTCGCACAGATAGGTTGTGAAGGCTCCCGCCCCCCCGGTTACATCGGCGGTATGCCCCCCTGCTGGAACGTCATTGGCAAAATCATTCCCGTCGTCGAAAATGACATGGTTGCACAAGATTGCACGAAGGCCAAAGCCATAGGCTTCATAGGCGGCATTGAAGCCAGCACCGGAAGGATCGAGTGGAGCCGGTCGCGGATAGATGCCAACCTGTCGAAAGACATTTTTGTCGGCAATGACCTGCGCTACCCCCTGAAACCGAACGCCAGCGCCCACCCCGGAAAACCTGTTGCTATCGATGCGGGCATAGGTGCCATCGAAAAGCGAGATCACCGGCTGATAGTGGTAACCCTCGGTCTGCTGAAAGTCGAAGTTGATAATATCGAGTACGCCGAAGCCATTGGCCGTAAAGGTCAGGCCATTTTGCCCAAGAGGCAGCATTTTAGCACCACGACCATCCAACAGTAGATCTTGCGCGCCTGTCAAATCGAGGCCGCCGCTTCTGATGGTCATTCCGTCGAAGGTAAGCTGCTGGATGTCGAGAGCGATAGTGGACGAAACGGCCCGCTGCATCACTGCGGTCTGGTCAAGGTCGGGATGCGATACGACACCGAATTGCGCGACCGACACGCTGCGCTCGGCCAGGCGAAAGCCGCGACCATTGGCCGACACGAAGCTGCAGCCAGGTAGCCGAGCGACATAGGCGGCGTCGACGCCGGGATCGTAGGTGTAGCGCGCGTGTCCAACCCCGCGCGCGCCGTGGCCACTGGTCTGTACAAGATCGGTGCCGATCGGGATCGTGAGCGTTCGGGCGTCGTCAAAAAGACCGATCGCCATCGCATTACCGCCGGGATCGCCACGGTCGCCTTTGTACCAATCCTGAAGCATCGGCACGATGCCGGTCAGGAAGGTCGACAGCAACACCTGCTTCGCCCCGCGCCGCTGGACAATGGCGAGCGTCTCGGTGCCATCAAGGGCCGCAGCGGCGGACAATTCGCTAATTTTGGCCATCAGACGCCCTTCGTCTGCCAGTAAAAGGTCGTGGCGAGCGCATTTGGATTACGCACGGTAAATCCTCCCGCATCGGCCGACACGATGCCGATCGATGCCTCATTGGTTTGGATGCTGCATGATCCCACTGGGACGCAAAATTCTAAATGCTCGATCGGGAGCGGCACCGCCGTCGTCGCATTGGCGGCGACTAGGATCGATCCCCAGCATTCTTTCAGTCCGTCCGACCAGACCCGGTAACCGCCGTTGGCGGTCAACTTTTGAAAGCGCAGGAATACAGCGCCGATAGCGGTCAGCGCTGCCGGCGTGACGGCAACGTCATGGCGTGTCCCATCAAGCATATCCTCAAATAATGCACCGCTGACGGTGATCGTGCGGTCTTCCGTCAGGTCTCCCCCACCCGACACAAGACCGCCAACGCGAATCCGACGCTTCGAAAACGTCCTGACGGCATTATCAGAGTATGTCTTGACCGCGCTTACAGCCCGAGCGAGCAGCGCAGCGGTGATAGCTAGAGCCCCCTTGGACCCGGCATCGGCTTCGGCCTCGGTCGCTAGCTCGACCAGCCCGAGGGTATCGACTGTAGCCTGGGGAAGCAGAAAATTGGTATCGCCAAAGACCAGCTTGTCGACGCCCGCCAGGGGGAAAGCCAAGTCGAGCGCCAGATAAAGCGCGATAACCGCTGACTTTTCAGCGATCGGGATCGCTTGAGCGCAAACCGCAAAAAGGGTGCCATCCGCAAGGAAGAGGCCGAAGCCCCGGACAGTATAGGCTTGGCCCGGATCATCCCGAATGGTAAGGTGGACAAAGCCGGGACCCACCACCTTGCCCGATACGCTTGCGAGGCGCGTATGCTCCCCGGGTAGCGCCGTCAGCGTCGGTGCAGGCACAAAGTCGGCGGCAGTTAGACCGACGCTCGCGATGGTCAGATCGATGGCGCCACCCGCTTGCGCGGCTGTGAAGCGGGCAAGCCCTGCATCGGTGATTATGAGGGTCAGTGCGGTCATGGTCGGGTATCCAAAAATTCGCCGTCATCGAATTGCAGAGGCTCGCCATCTTCTGTCTGAAGATAGGAGGACCATGGTCGGCTGTGATCTTCGACAAGATCTGCATCGTCGCGACGCACCAGCATGGGCCGCGCGAGCGCATGGACCCCAATGGTGGTGCCAGCCATCAGCGATTGGACGACTGTGAGATGTTCGCGCAGCGGCTTGACCCTGCTGATTTCGTCAATGATCGCCTCGGCAAAGGCGGCCGTGGCACGGGTGCCGCCTTCAGCGTTGAGGGGGATCATCACATCGAATGTATGAGGTGCACCACGTGGGTTTTGCTGATGCCATTCCACAACATCAGCTAGTGCATCGAGCCGCCTCAGCGTCCGATCGACTGCTTCCCGTGTCCCCTTGATGCGGTGAAGCCCAATCGATTCCGCAACGACAGCACGCTTGGTCACTTCCGGCCACTCGGCGTCCCAGCTGTCGACTGACAAAGCGTAGGCCAGCCAAGGCAGCCAGGCTTCATCGATCGTGGCGGGATCGAGCAGCGTGTCCAGTGGTGTCTGAATAGCTAGGAGTGGCGCAAGGCCTGCTTCCAGTCCGCGCTCCAAGGGCGTGGCATTGGGGGGTAAGATCGAGATCACCCTGCATATCCGGCATGGGTGACGGTGACCGAAACGGCGTTAGCAGCCTCGGTCGCTTTGCACACGATATCGGCGGGGGGGCTGGTCAGCGCCACGTTTTCCACACCGGGAACCATCAGCGCGGCGATGATACCCGCCCGCGTGACATTACGCCCAAGCTTGCGATTATTTGCAAGATACGTCGCGAGAGCCGCCTGTGCAGCCGCAATTACGACGGTGATGTCCGGACCAGTAAATGTGGTCAATCCAGCTACGATTGGGAAGTCGACCATGACGGCGGATGCAACTGTGACCAAATCTCCAAGAGGCCGGATGGCGGGGTCATTCACTATCGCTGCGACAGCATCGATCAGGTCGGTTGATGCCGCCCCTGTCCGTGACAAGACAGACACCAAAACTTCACCAGGGAATGGCGATATGGCACTGGCATCAAGGACGTCGCCGCTAGCGTCCTTAGCGTGCTTCACATAGGCCAACTCCGGCCCGGCGACCGAAAACCCCTCAGGCGCAAGGACGATACGCTGACGGTAGTGGTCATCGTCTTCCATCACCGCAGGTGCGCCAGTCTGGGTATTGGCAGGCACAATAGCGAGCCGGGCAACGCCGACTAGCGCGCCTAGATGATCAAGTCGGTCTCCTGTCGCATAGGCGACCATGAGCTGACGGGCGCTGTCGTTAAATTCCTGACGGATCAGCAGCACCATATAGGCCGCGACCTGAAGCACCTTGACCGCCGGATCGCTATCAACAGTCGCGTCGAAGGCGGGCATCAGCACCTGCACGCGCGCGATCATCTGATCGAGAATCTGATCGAACGACATCTGCTCGACCAGCACCGGGGCGGCGAGGCGCGACAGGTCAACGGTGGTGGAAAGGGCTGCCATGACGGTGCCCATGTCGGTTGCGCCCGCCGCGCATGGCTATGCCGTGCTCTTGTAGAAAGCTATTCTACAAGAGCACGGCCGGTGACGTGATCGAGCAGCATGTCGAGCGCCAGGTCGCATTCGGGTTCGCTCAAGCCGAGCAACTCGCGGCGGGCATAACGGACCTTGCGACCGCCCTTGGTCACCGCGTCTGTCAGGCCCTCCTGATGGACGCGGGCGATGGTAGCGGCACGGCCGGTGAAGCCGATCCATGCCTCGCTGTCGGTCGAGCCGCTTTTCAGAAACTTGGTCGAGCGAAGCTTGCGGAACATCGCTGCGCGCTTGATCTGGCCGCGCCGCCGCAACCGCCCTCCCCCCTCCTGGGCGCGGCGGGCGGCGAAGGCCGAGCCATCCGGGTTTTGCTGGCGGCCGATGCGCTGTGACTGCGAAGCGCGAATGGTGCGCGCCATTTTGCGCAGCAGCGAGCGCCGCTCCTGCGCGGACAGGCTTCGCAGGAGGTTGCCGGCAAGCTGCTCGATAGGCGCGAAATCGTCCATCAGGCGGGCACCACCACCGTTTGGTTTTCCGCGACCAGATCATCGGCAATACCAGCCCAGAAGCGAGCGCCCTCGGCACCGGGAAAGACGTCGGGGGCAATGATGTCGTCGAGATGGGTCGTGATCGTGCCCGACTTGCCGCCAACCACGCCGCGCTGCACGAGCACCCGCTCGGTCAATTCGATTGTGATCGACAGATCGATCAGGTCCTCGGCGAGCAGCTCGGCCTCGAACGCGAACGGCTCGCTATCCTGCTTCTGCATCAGCTCGGGCTGGTTGACGGCGATCCAGCCGAGGATAGGCACGATGACCAGATCGATGTCACCGGCGAAATCCTCGACCACCAGGCTGGCGGTGTAGCGATACTCGAAGGATGCCGAGCCGGCGCGGGCGGCGATGCGCCCGCGATCGGCGAAGGCGGCGAGCTTCGACGGATCGGCTTTAAGATGGGGGATAGAGCGGATCAGGAGGTTGCGCAGCGCGTCGAGCTTAGTCATGGGCAGGCACCCGGCGAAATCCAGTTGGTCAGACGATCGAGGCGATCAGCGTTGACGCCGGCCGCGCGCGCCAGGCCGATCAGGCCCGAGCGCCATTTGACAGGGATAGTCGCCATCATGCCGGCGTCGGACGCCAGCGCGGCGGGACGTTCGGCGCAAGCGAGCAGCTCTGCCGGCGGGCGGGGCGACGCGACGGCGACCAAGACCGGGGGCGGCGGGACCGTGTCAACGTGCCGGCCGGCGCAGGCCGGCAAGGTCGCTAAGAGCAGCGAACCATTCAGCGCCCACAGTGTCATTTTCAACTTTGCCATTGGCGGCCTCCATTCGGATTTCAGCGGCGCGGGCTTGCGCCAATGCGGTGCGAGCGGCCTGCACATCGGCGCTGGCCTGGGCATTGGCGCGGCGCATCGCGTCGGTAAGCAGGCGAACAGATTGCTGGTCGATCGCCTCGCGGTCGGTGCGGAGCTGGCGACCGCGATCGGCGCAGGCCGTGCCGGGGCCGCGCGGATGCTTCGCCGACCAGTCGACGCCGATCGCGCTACAGACCAGTTCGGCGCGGCGCATCACGTCGTCGCGGTCGCGTTCAGCGTGGCGTGCCTGCACGTAGAGCCAGGCACCGGCGATCACGACGGCAAGCAGCAAGATGAAGCGCAGTTCACCCTTCAGCCGGCCGAGGAGCGTGCGAAGCCAGATCATCGGGGTTCCTTTCCGGTCAGCATCATCGCCTCCAGCCGCACGGCGCGGTCGCCGACCTGACGATGCCAGAGTGAGGCACGCATGCCGGCGACCGCGCCCGCCCAGTCGCCGCGTTCGATTTTCGGCAGCGTGCCGGTGAATGCGCGCAGCCCCTTGCCCTTTCGGGTTTTCGACGGCGGCCAGCCGATCCCCATGTTGAAACACATGTTCAGCATCACGCGCTGGCGCACGGGATCGAGCTTGCGCCACCACGGGAGGTGTCGATCCAGATCAGCTTCGGAGCGGGCGATATCGTTTGCGAACAGCGCGTCCGATTGTGCTTGGGTAATCCCGCGCGCGATGCAGCTTGCAACCGTGATCCCCAGGGCGGCGGTCTCCTGTGCGGTTATGCCGACCTGATCGAGGTTGCGGCCCTTGCCGATCGTTCGGAAGCCTTGGGAGCAGCGGTAGACGGCCAGCTTATCGCCTTCGTCGCGCGCGATCTCACGCGCCAGGCGGGCGCGGTCATAGGTCATTTCCCGCCCTTTCGACCGGTGATGACATCCATCAGGTTGAGGAGCATCGGCGCGCGCTCGACGATGCCGGCGATCATGGCCGGGGTCGCCTTGAACGCGGTCATCCCGACGACGAAACCTACCGCCTGAAGGACATAGCCGTCCCAGCCGGTCAGCGAGGCGGCGAGATTGCGCGCGAAATAGCTGACCGTGATGCCGACCATCATCTGGGTCACGCGGCGCGACCAGGTCAGCCCCTCCTCATAGACTAGGCTGACGGCAGCGCCGGCCATGCCGGGCACCAATGCGACGAGGAAAGCCAGGGCGGCTTCCACGACTTCGTGGACGAGTTTGTTCATCATCAGTCCCACAGATTGAGGGTGTCGCGCACCGTGGCGGCGGGCGTCGGGGTGTCGGGCAGGCGGACCGGCGTCCCCTTAGGGAGGACGGGACCGAGCGCGGCGAGGCCGGGGTTGGCCGCCAGCACGGCGGGCAGATCGGCGGGGCCGAGGCCCCGCGCGCGCCAGATCAGGGCGTCGAGCGTATCGCCCTCGATCGCGCGCACCGTGTCCATCAGATCAGCTCGACGGTCGTGCGACCAACATTGAGGATATCGCGGATCGCGAAGGTGGAATCGCGCCGCAGCTCGCCGATGGTCGGGTCAAGCAGCTCGGCACCGCGCTGGCCTGCGCCGGTGATGTCCATGTCGCGGTATCCCTCGATCAGCTCGGCCTTGGCGGCGGTCGAGACGGCGCGCCGATAGAGCAGGATCAGCGCGCTTTCGCCGTCGATCTCGGGCAGGTCGGTTACGACCTGGGCAAGGTTGGCCGCCCCATCGGCGCGACGCCCGCGCGACCATTCCGCCAGATCGCGGAAGACGCCGATCGCCGCGGCGATCAGCGCTTGGCGAACTCGCTCGCTGGTCACGCTGTCGTTGACGCGGTGTTCAGCGCGGAACAGCGTCGGGTCAATCGAGGGAAACCACCCGCCGGTGTCGATCGGGCGATCGGGCGATTGCGCTTCGGGCACAACCGGGCCGGGATCGTCGGGCATGAAGACGTTCATGCGGCGATGATCCGGCTGATGACCGACAGGGCGATCAGGAAAACGACAAACCCACCCGCCGCAGTACCAGCCGCGCAATAGGTCAATTCACGCTTGCTAAAGTCGATTGATGAAGGTGACCACAGGTTGATGGTGGCCATGTCGTTCGTCGCGAGCAGCCAGGTGGACAGCGTCCCGAACATACACGCCAGTATGCCGATGGCTTCGAAGATGATGGCGGCGATGAAAATCAGGGCAGTCATGGTCGATCCTTCGGGCCGAGCGCCCCTCGGCATACGGGGGTGGGGATCAGGTCGAATGGCGGCCCTCAGCTTTGAAAAGCCCTCCCGCATCGCGTGATCCGCCCCCGAGCGCCGGGGGGCGAGACTGTCAGCCGGCGGTGCCGGCCTGTACCTTGACGGCGAGCGCCGCCTTGATCGCTTTTTCGAGCTGTCCGACCTTGGTCTTGGTGCCGGCACGCGGGTTCAGTTCCTGGGCGCGGCGCAGCGGCTCCAGCGCGCGGGTTGCGGCAGTCACGAAGTCGTCGGCGCTGGTGTCGACCTCACCCGCCAGCCGCGCCAGCTCGACGCCGATCGCCTTTTGCAGCTTGGCCTGCACCTCATCGTGCATGTCGATGCCGGCGGTCAGCTCTTCGACCTGTTCGAGGATGGACAGCGGGAATTTTTGACTGCGCGCCTGCGCGCGGTTCGCTGCCTCGGCGATCTCCTCGACCACCAGCGTCGCGGCATCGCGCTTATAACGGTCGGGCATCGCGATGCGAAAGCGCAGCACATGGGCGGCCAGTTCGAGCGCGCGCGACCAGTCGCCGGTATCGATCGACCAGACCATGACCGTCGGCAGCACATCGTCCGCGCCGGACTGGCCCAGTTCGCGGCCAATGGTGCAGCGACCAGCCTCAAGCCAGCCGTCGCACCATGAGATATACTCGGGCAGCATCTGCCGCTTGGCGGCGATCTTCGCCTCGGTTGACTTGATCTCTTTCAGGCGGCGCAGGTCGTGGACGAAGCGCAGACGAATTTGCGCGGCAGCGCTGTTGACGGGCGTCGGGCGGCTGGGGGTGGAAGGGGTTAGCCCGCCCCCGATGGCAGGAGCAGACGCCGCTTGCATGGCGAGAACGCGATCTCGGTGCTTTTGAGCAAGGCTCATGGCGTGTCCTGTCGGGGGCGGGCTAGTTCGGGGAGGGCGCGGTTACGCGCCTGCGGCTGCGGGAGCCGCCTCCATCTTGATATTCTCGTAGATCGCGATCAGGCCGTAATCCTCAACCACGTACGCCTCGTTGACGCTCTCGAAATTCTCGACGCGGTCGCGCTTCGGATTGTCGATGATCGCCCGGCGTCGGGTCTCGGCCTGATTGTAGATCGAAAGGTTGTCATAGGTGGTGATGACGACCGTCCCTTTGGGGAAGGACGGGACCACCGCCGCCAGCTTGCCGCCGATCTTGTCCTGCAACAGGAGCACGTCGCGCGCGAGCTGCTCGGTCGCCTTGTCGCCGGCCGCGTTGACCAGCGCGAACTTCTTGGCGTGGACCAGTTCGTTGCTGACCAGCACGACCAGGTCGGTGCGGCTGCGATGCTGTTCGTCGAGCAGTTGCAGCTGATCGAAGACCAGCGCGTCGAGATTGACGTAATCGGCGTCACCGGTCGCCGAGACGTAGATCGCTGGCTTGTGGTTGGCGGCGGCCTTGTCGCCGGACAGCTCGCCGTCGCTGACGATGCGCGCGGGGGCATCCTCACGGGTGTTCTGCACCCAGCCCTTGTTCACGTCCTGCAGGAGCGGGAACTTGGTCCGGTCGGTCTGCTTGGCCACGGTGACGCCGTTCCAGCCGATCATCATGCGATCGAGGCCCTGACGCTTGGTGATCGCGTCACGGACGATGGTCTGGAATTCGGGACGGTGCGCCCAGGCGTCGAGCTTCGCATAGGACAGCGCGGTGTCGAAGTTGGTCTGTTCGCAGCGATAGGTGGTCGCGGTCAGGCCGGTCGGGTCGATCGGTTCGCGTTCGGTCTTCGACGTGTCGGTGCGGCCGGCGATGGTCGACTCGATACCGATGCCGACCTTCTCGCCTTCCTGCTGGTCGACCGTGACGAAGTTGATCTTCGTCAGGAACTCGCTCGACGCCTGCGTCTTCTCTTCCAGCTTCTGGGCGATCGAGGGCGTTACGGTGAACTTCTCGGCCGCACTACCGACGCCCGAGAGCAACGCGATCTGGCTGGTGTACGAATTGTAGGCGATACGGGTCTTGTTGCGCATGGTGGGGTGTCCCGGTGAAAGCGTGATGGGGGCGGTCGGGGTGACGATCAGCAGTCGGTGACGATCGCGGCGTCGCCACCCGTCGCCGGCTGGCGCGGCTGGCCACCCGTCACCGACGTCGTCGACAGACGGGTCTGAAGCCCGGACAGGTCGGTGCGGACCGACCCGACATCGCGGTCGACCTTCGCGCTCAATGCGGTCAGGCTCGCGTTTACGAGGCCGAGACCTTCCATGAGCTGCGAGAAGTTGTCGTTCGCCGGGGGCGGGGTCACTGGGGGCGCGGGGGGAGCAGGCGGTGCGGGCGGGGTCGGTGCCGAGTTTCCGCCCGTCCAGCGGCTGAAGAACGAGGTCATCGCGGCGAACGCCCCGGCAGCGGCCGCATCCTCCTGAAACTCGACGACCGGGCTTTGGATCGAGAACAGATTTTCTTCAGCGGCCGAGAAGAAGTTCGACGGATCGGTCTTTCGCGCATCCCACATCGGCTTGAAGGCCGAGAATTTCAGGGCGTCGGTGCCGAGCGAGGCCGGATTATCGGTGATCGCAACACCGACCAGGCCGAACCGACCGGTCTTGGCGAAATTGGGCTGGAACTCGGACGAGGTGAAGATCTTCTGATCGGCCTTAACCGTCGCGACCATCTGATCGTTGGCATCGAACTGGGCAAACAGCGCGCGGCGCGTCTGCTTTTCCCCGCCGATCGTGATTTCGCGATCTTCGGCCTTCAGCGCGACGACCGACCCATAGGCGTTGAACGGACCTTCGGGGCTGAAGCCCCGGATATGTTCGCAGTTGATCCGCGCGGTGTAGGTCGCGGTGTTATAGTCCGCAGCCGACTGGTCGATCATCTCGCGGGTAATGACACGGTCATCGGTCGCGGTTGCACCTTCGACGGCGATGCAGAAGAACGGGGTCTTGGCCATGGTCGGTCGGGTCCTCGGGCGGTCTGTTCGGGCGGGCGGCGGGGAAGCCGCTTTGACGCGCTGAACAGGGACCGAAGGGGGGCCGCTTCTCAAGGTGTCGCTTTTGTAGAAAGCATTTCTACAAGAGCAGCGGGGGGCGGCGCGGGCGGGGGCGTGGCTAGGTTCGCTCCGTCATGTCGATCCTTGCCGACCCCCTCACCCTAGCGCCCGAAGACCGGCGCAATGCCGCGCGCAGCCTGTATTGGCGCGGGTGGAGCTATGGCCAGATCGCCGATGAGCTTCAGCTCAATCGCGACACGGTGAAGTCATGGGGACGGCGCGACAGCTGGGATGATGCGCCGTCGATCCGCAAATTGGAGGACTGCCTTGAGACGCGCCTGATGGTGCTGATCTGCAAGGATAAGAAGACCGGCGCGGATTACACCGAATTGGACGCCCTGCGCCGCCAGGTCGAGAGCCTTGCCAAGGTGCGGCGCTATGAAGCGCCCGGCGGCCATTCGGGTGACCTGAACGACAAGGTCGCCAATCGCAACGCCAGCGAGCGCAAGGCCAAGGCGAAAAAGAACCACTTCACGACCGAGCAGGCCGAGCAGCTCCGCGAAATCTTCCTCGACCAGCTATATGGCTATCAGGAGACGTGGTTCGCGGCGCTGTCGCAGCGGACGCGGATGATCCTGAAGTCGCGCCAGATCGGTGCGACCTATTATTTCGCGTTCGAGGCGCTGATCGATGCGATCGACACCGGTCGCAATCAGATTTTCCTGTCCGCGTCGAAGGCGCAGGCCCACCAATTCCGATCCTATATCGTGGGCTTTGCCAAGCTGGTCGGCGTCACGCTGGCGGGCGACCCGATGCTGATCACATCGGAGCTGCGCCCGGCGGATGAGCCAGCCGCCGAGCTGCATTTCCTCGGCACCAATTTCCGCACCGCCCAGGGGCGGCACGGCAACTTCTATTTCGACGAATTCTTTTGGGTCCACAGCTTCGAGGAGCTGAACAAGGTCGCGTCGGGAATGGCGACGCACAAGAAGTGGCGGAAGACCTATTTCTCGACGCCGTCGACCGTGCTTCACCCGGCCTATCCCTATTGGACGGGGGAGCGGCGCAACCGGCGTCACAATAAGGAAGAGCGGGTCGAGATCGATGTCAGCCATGACGCACTGGCGGATGGCGCGGTCGGTCCCGATCGCATCTGGCGTCACATCGTCAACGTTCATGACGCCGAGGCAGCCGGTTGTGACCTGTTTGATATTGCCGATCTGCAGGACGAATATGCCCCTGACGAATTCGCCAATCTGTTCGGATGCGACTTCGTCGACGACAGCCAGTCGGCGTTCCGGTTCAATGACCTCGTCAAATGCGGCGTCGACACCATGCTCGAATGGGCGGATTTCGATCCCGAGGCCGAGCGGCCGTTCGGTGACCGCGTGGTCTGGGCCGGCTATGATCCGCAGAATAGCGAGAATGGCGACAATGCGTCGCTGACGATCGCGGCACCGCCCAATGCGCCAGGCGGGACGTTCCGGTTGCTGGAACGCCACCCCCTGCGCGGCATGGATTTCGAGCAGCAGGCGACGTTCGTGACGGCGATGCTGTCGCGCTACAACTGCGCCTATCTGGGCGTCGACGCGACCGGCGTTGGCGCGGGCGTCTATCAGCTCCTCGCCAAAAGCGGCCTGCGCGGCGTGACCAAGATCGAATATTCGCTCGAACAGAAAGCGATGATGGTCATGAAGGCGCAGAACGTCATTCGCCGGGGACGGCTGGCGTTCGACAGCATGTGGCTCGACGTCATTTCGTCATTCATCTCGATCAAGAAGACCATCACCGCCAGCGGCCGGAACATGACGTTCAAGGCCGGGCGCGGAGGCGAGGACGGCCACGCCGATCTCGCATGGTCGATCATGCACATCCTTCTGAACGAGCCGCTCGACGGCAAGGAACGGCCCACGGCCACCATGGAGATTATCTGATGAGCAAGGCCAGCAGAGTGCGGGCGATGGCGCGGCGCGACGCGCAGGCCGCGTCGATCGGCGCGATCGAGGGCAGCGCGGCACCGGCCGGCGTCGAGGCGTTTTCGTTCGGCGACCCGGAGCCGGTGCTCGATCGGCGCATGCTGCTCGACCAGGCCGAGTGTTATGCGAACGACCGGTGGTATGAACCGCCGGTATCGCGGGACGGGCTGGCGCGCGCCTATCGCGCCTCGGCGCATCACAGCTCGGCGATCGAGTTCAAGCGCAACCTCGTTGCCGCCGATTTCGAGCCGACCCCCTATCTGTCGCGCGCCGACTTTCAAAAGGCGGTGCAGGACTATCTGATTTTCGGCGACGCCTTCTTTCAACGGGAGGTCAATATCTTTGGCGAGCTGCTGCGTGTGCGGCACATCCCGGCGAAATATGCGCGGCGCGGGATCAAGCCAGGCAGCTATTTCTACGTGCCCGGCGCGCGGGGATCGATCGAGTTCGAAGCCTTCTCGGTCGTCCAGATCATGCAGCCCGATATCAACCAGGAGCTGTACGGCGTGCCGGGGTATCTGAGCGCGATCCAGTCGGCGCTGCTCAATGAGGCGGCGACGCTGTTCCGGCGACGCTATTACCTAAACGGCAGCCACGCCGGCTATATCCTCTATGCGACCGGCAACTTCGCGAACGGCGATGTCGATAAAATCCGCGAAGCGCTCAAGCAGTCCAAGGGGCCGGGCAATTTCCGCAACCTGTTCGTCCATGCGCCCGAGGGCAAGGAGAACGGCATCAAGGTCGTTGGCATCGCCGACCAAGGTTCGAAGGATGAGTTCGTCAGCATCAAGACGGCGACCGCTGCGGACGTGCTGGCGTCGCATCGGACCCCGCCCCAGCTCCTTGGTATCGTGCCCGCACAAGGTTCTGCGTTCGGCAATCCGAAGGACGCGATGCAAACGTTCCGGGAAGCGGAGATTGATCCTATCAAGGGCGCGTTCCTCGAACTGAACGACGAGCTTGGGGCCGAGGTGGTCCGCTACAAGGAACGGAAGGAACCAGCCAACGACCAGTGACCGAGCGGTGCCCCTCTAACGTCAGCAAGGCGGCGTTGGGCAACGCGCCGCCAATATTGGAACAAATGAAGAACGCTGTATAATTGTCCTCCTCGACTCGATGGAGGTGACGATGCTCGCTAAATATGGACAGGCCAAGGAACCCTTCGGTGCTTGGCTGATGGCGCAGAAGGATCGCGGCGACTGGATCGACCCGATCGCTGCCGCTGCCCGCGCTGACCGCGCCTTCCCCCGCAACGGCAGCCCCGAACAGGTCCGTGAGCGCCTTCGCGCCATGGGGGCCGATGGCGACGCCTTCGCGGCGCTGGACGACGCCGAATTGGATTGGATGTCGTTCTGATGCTACGCATGACACGCTGCGAACCCCATTCTGCCCCAATTCTAGAATGTAATAATATTACATTTAAGAGATAATTTATTTCGAAGATTTTGTAATTTTATTTCATGTAACTTTGTTACAAAAATCGATCGATAATTTGCGACCCCAAATTACACGCTTTTCCCCCCGCCTCGCCCGCGCTCTTTTCGTGTCTGAAAAGGTGCAGTCCGCGACGCGCCTGAAGCCGGCCTAGGTCCTAGGCCGCATAGCGTTCCTCCAACCAACTCGCTGGGTGCGCCTGGGTGCACTGACAGCGCATTTCGAGGCCAGTCGGGGCAATGCCGGTCAACCGCCATCAGAAGGCCATCGTGCGCCTGGCCGTGAAGGTGCTTCGCGAGGCCATGACAGCGAGCGGTGAGCGCCGGTGTGATACCAACGCCGTCCGCCTCGCGCTTCGATCGCTTCTACCCCACTGCCCCGAAAGATGGCCGCTCATAACGTTCTGGGAGTCGTCTGCCCAAGCAAACGAATTGGGGCGATCACAAGGATGCACTGCCGCTTTCAATGGGATCATCCGCCGGTTGCGACGGTCCGGCGTATGGTCGGATATTGACGAGCGCGCCCAACAGACGGGGGGCGTGTCGGGAAAACCATAACCTCGCTAACCACCCCACGATTTGGGGTTAGAAACGGCGGAAAACCGCCATTCCTGAGGTTATGGTCTGACCATAATCTTTCATAACATCTCAACCCAAAAAACATAATCTCATTGATTTTGCACGGTTTTTTCAAAGCCCTTGGTCAGCTTGAAAGACCATAATCAGGTTATGGTGATATTATGGTTTTGGTTATGGTTCAAACCCGCAGAAAACCGCCTTTGTTAGGGATGTTATGGTTTTCCCGACCCCTCCTAAATGTTTGGCCCACCCGAGCAATTTGATCTCAACACGGCCGGGAGCCCACTGCGGAGGCCAGCCCGCTCGGCAGCTCTCCACACTCTTGGTCGAACCTCAGATATTTTATCGCTCTAGGCGATATTTCATCTTGAAGGCCATGTATCGTGCGCCTATATTGCCGGTGCGATGGTAGCTCATATTGAACCCGTCAGAAGCTGGGGCGAGTACAAGCCCTGTGAGAGAATGGTTCTCTCGACTACCACCTGTGTCTCGGCGGGGGGGCGGCGCGCCGCGCCCGCCCGGGACCGGGCGCGGCATGCCCGAGGTATAAACGCTCCGGAACATAGCTCTCAAAAGTGCCTACGGGGGCCGGCATTTTCCGCCGGTGTGGCCCAAAGGAGAGCGCCCAATGAGCAACGACCTTCGCACGCAGCGGCACCAGCCGCCTTCCCCATCCCGCTGGATCTTTGTTTACAAGATCCTCGTGGCGGTGGGGCGGGTGGTCTCATTCCTGATGTTTCTTTGGAAGCATCTGGAATAATCGGTGACCTCGGGATAGCCGAACTAAGGCAATCATCATGACAAAAAGACCAACTATAAACGAGGCGCTACGCTTGCTTCGCCTTTACTGCCGATTCTCCCAAGCTGAGATGGCTAATAAGGTCAACGTTACCCAGTCCTTAATCTCGGATATTGAGGGGGGACGTAAATCTGTTAGCATGGACTTGCTGGAGTCCTACAGCCACGCAGTTAATATAAAAATGTCTCAGCTCCTCTTTTTCGCTGAGGAAATTGAGGGACAGCCTGTTGCACGACGCGGTCAGCTTATTATCGCTGAGAAGGTCTTGCAAATTCTAGAAAAAATAAGCCCGGCCGAGCGCAATGCCGCGTAAGGATCGCCGGTACGAGCGGTACGAACTAGAGAATTCACTTTGGGCGCAAGACCCCACCCAACGCGATATTGCAACGCTTCTTCGACTTACAAAAGATCAGTTAAAAGCAGTCATCCGCGACAAAGAGCAGTATATTAGCCGACGAACCGTACTCATAAACGGAAAGAGTAGAAATTTAGCCGTTCCGCTGAAAAAGCTTCGCCAAATTCACAGCCGAATAAAATTTCAGCTTAACAAGATTAGGCAACCGATTTACCTCTTCAGCCCTCGGAAAGGGTATGGTCAGAGAGACAACGCCGAGCGACATGCTAATGGTACTCAACTTTTAAAAGTTGATATCAAGCAGTTCTACCCGCAGACAACCCAAGAGGATATATGGCGTTGGGCCTATTATTCTTTGGGAATTAGAGAAGACGTAGCAGGTTTAATCGCAAAACTCGTGGCAATCGATGGAAAGATGCCTTTCGGCTCGCCAATAAGCCCAGTCTTAACTTCGCTCGTTCATCGACCAATGTTTGACCAAGTGCACTCCATCTGCCAAGCATCGGGCCTAACGATGACGCTATGGGTGGACGATCTGACGATCTCTGGTAACGCGATAGCCGGAGACGTCATCGTATCTGTCCGCGATGCAATCCGCGACGGCGGGTTTCAAACACATAGAATCGAGAAGCTTAATAGCGCTCGACCAATAATCATCACGGGGGTCCCGGTGGCAAACGGCCGGGTGCAGGCCCCGAGGTCGTTGCACAAAAGGATTGAGGCCGAATATTTGGCGCTACGGTCAGCCGAAACCGATTCCGAACGGGCAGGAATTATTGACCGAATACTCAGCGTCCTTGGAACATACAGGTATCACGTGGGAGCATCGACGTCGGAGGGCCGCCGCACCGCTGATCGAATGCATGCTCTAAAGCAAAGGCGATCCAAACTTCCCATTTCAATCGTCACGCCAATAAAATCGCCGGATCCCCTATCAGTTAGGGCATCCGTCAGCGAGCCGGACGACACTGCTCCCTGGGAGTGAGGCTACCGCATCCGAGACGGAGGAGGGAAACGCTTCGGGAATAGTCCGGGACTTCTGGTTCCGTCTGGTTCCCTCTGGTTCCGTGAAACGGCCCCTTGCCTTCAGCGATAATGGCGGTAATACGCGGGTTTCCCGAGAGGGGGCGATTAGCTCAGTTGGTAGAGCGTCTCGTTTACACCGAGAATGTCGGCGGTTCGAGCCCGTCATCGCCCACCATTCCAAACATCCCTGAATAGCTCCACCCCGGCGAAGGCCAAGGTCTAGCCGCCATGCGCTCGGTGGAGCGGTAACGGGTCGAGATTTTTTGTTCGCGCGGAGGCGCGGAGGTGCCTCGCCTGCGGCAGCTTTGCGCCTCTCTCCGCTTGGTGATGAAGGCGTGCCCAGGCCAATCGGACACCCTCTCTGCGTCCTCCGCGCCTTCGCGCCTCCGCGCGAACAAATCTTCTTGTGCTATTAGCCGCGACGGCGTGGCAACTGGACCCCGGCTTTCGCCGGGGTGGTCGAGTTTGAATTTGGGTCGGATCGACATTCAGACATGCCCAACTTTCCCTCGCCCCTCATCGAGGGGAGAGGGTTGCGCAGACTTGGCCTTTGCCAAAGCAAAGGCTTAGTCGGAGCTGGGTGAGGGGTGCTGCGC